TCCTACTGTTCTTGGCACGTGAGATTCAACAACAATAAATCTATTAAGAAAACCGTCAACAATACGACCCGTTGATAAAGCTCCGTAAAAGTTTTTAGGCACACTCATACCAACCAAAGTAATAGCAGGTTTAATTGTTGACCTATCTAAAACTTCTTTTTGCTGTTTGTTGGTTAACGTCATCATTGAGTAGTTGTCTGGTCTTAATACACCATGACAACGCCCCCAAGTCTCCATTAATACTTGCAAAGCATCCTCTTTGTTTGAGTTGCTAGACTTAGAGATACTCTCAAGTCTTTTGCCAAACTCATCCATTACAGTAATATGTGTTGGCTTGTATCTAAGTAAGGAGTAGATCGCACCACTTGATGTATATCCATCTCCTGCCATAAGATCGCTATGTTCTGCGTGGTCTAAAATTGTTTCAACAACAGTCTTAACATTTTCTTTTCCTTGACCAGACTTAGCAATACACATAAAAAACAAAGATGAAAAGTTATTCATATTGGTTCTATACATTCTTCCTAAAGCAACAGAGCCTAAAGACAAAGCAGCTTGCATACTAATTGCAGGTTGAGATATGTGAGCTATCTTCTCAGAGTATTCATATATATCTTTTAATACACCAGGAGGAGAGAACAAGTTAGCAGGCTCCTGTACTGTTTTTGTTGTTGATATGTAAGCTGGTGCTTGCTCGTTTTTCCTATCATGCGTTTTCTGAACAGAATTAACAGTAGTAGATATTTCAGTAGCAGGTAAAGGCGGTTTGTTTTGCTCGTTCCAAGACTGCACAAAAAACTCTGTAAAGTCTGTATTAAGACCTTTGGCTATTAAATAACCAGCAAGTCTAGCTGCTTGGTCATTTCTTCCACCCTCTGAAATACCCTGTATAGATAGTGGAGTAGCAATTGGTTTTCCATTTAGCTTCTCAACACCAGTTATCTTTACCCATAACTCTTGAGTAAGGTTAGGCAAATCCTCAATATCGTTTAGATCCCAATCTGGTATTGTTGTAGGGGTGTAAATAGCACCAGTTGCATGCATATTATGAGGAGCTACGATTAATCCGCCAACACCTCTAATATCAATTAACTTTGCAGGGTCATACCCTTCAACTCTTTTGGCTACCCAAGTAGTAAAGTTTTCTGGATTATTATAATAATAGTGAACGCCTTTTCCTGTAGCTACTTTAAAAGGTGTTATTGGTAAGTTGGCTTCACACCAATTTACTGCTTCTGGGGTGTCTGCATCAACTACGATAAATTTACCGCAAACTAGAGCAACGACTAAATCGTCTCGCCCCTTAAACCATTTCTCAATTTCTTCCGTCGTTGGCTGTCGCTCTTGAAACTTCTGCCACCCCCCTAATTCTTTGGTTGGTACTTTGTTATGCCTGTGGAGTGGTACTACACTTATTCCATATTCCGCATAAGCAAGAGCTAAGTCCAACGCAGAGTCCTGCGCTGTTACTTGTAAATTGAACACTCTTAGTTTTCGCCATTGTCTTCAATAGGGCCAAATATAGATTCAAAGTCTAGCTTACCGCCAGATGCCTTTATAATCTTTTTGGCTTGTTTAATAGATGGTTGTCTAAGACCATATCTCCAAGCTTTTGTTGAAGCGGTTGAGCAATCAAATAGCTCAGCTGCTGGAACAGTTCCAATAAATTCTATATACTTCTTTAAGGTTATCCTTTGCACTTCTCTCTCCTTATGTTGTGGTTCTAGCTTTCTGGATTTAAATAACTTAAGTTCTTTCTCGGTTAAAACTTTTAACCTCCAAAGATAATCTACCATCCATTGATATTCGTCTACTTCTCTCATTTTACATTCCGTTAAATATTTAGTCTACACATATTGTAATTCATATTAAAATAAATTAAAATAGTATTTTAAAATAAAACGGAGAAGATGATGACTGATATATTAAATCGCATTAAAAGCCCAGGGGACTTGGTAGATAACCAAGGAGCTAAGCTTTTAGTTTATGGTGCATCTGGGGTTGGTAAAACAACTGCATGTGCAACCGCACCAGGTAAAACTTTAATCATAAGCATGGAGGCTGGCTTGTTGTCTATTAAAGACGCAACCAACGTAACTGCTATTGAGGTTAAAGAAGCCCATGAGATTGAAGAAATTGCTGAGATGCTAGAAAGTGGCAAACTCGATTACGATACTGTCTGTTTAGACAGCGTAACTGAGATGTCTGAGCTTTTGTTAGCACAAGAGAAAGCAAGGTCTAAAGATCCCAGACAGGCTTATGGTGAGGTTATTACAGTAATGACAAGAACGATGCGTAGATTTAGAGATCTTAAAATGCACGTAATTTTTGTTGCTAAAGAAGATAAACTTCGAGATGAATCAACTGGTATGTTTCATTATCAACCTATGATGGTTGGTGCAAAACTACCGCAACAAATTCCTTACTTCTTTGATGAAGTGTTATGTCTTAGGACTTTCACAGAAGAAAACGATGAAGGGAAAAAAGTAACCAATCGTTGGTTGCAAACAATTCTTGGTGATAATTATATTGCTAAGGACAGGAGTGGCAAGCTAGATTCTTTTGAAGAGCCTAACTTGACATATATTATTAATAAGCTTGGATTTACAAAAGGAGAAAAATAATGAGCGATTTTGCAGACGTCAAGTTTGATTTTGAATCTGGTAGTAGTGGTGAATCCACTATTCCAGAAGGGGACTATTTAACAGAGATTAGCACATGCGAGAAGACTACTTCTCAAGCGGGCAACGAATATCTCAAGTTAGAAGTTAAAGTGTGTGGCGAAAAATACAAAGGTTGGATCGCAAGAGACAATCTTAATCTTTGGTATACCAATGCTGACTCAGAAAAACAAGAACTTGTTAGAGAGATAGCATCTAGAAAATTTTCTAGTTTGGTAAAAGCTGTTGGTAGAAAAGACAACCCACCTTCGAATGCTGGTGAGCTTGTTGGTAATAAAGTGATGACTACTTTTGGAATAGAAAAAAGTAAAAATCCTGATTACCCTAATGATAAAAACAACATTAAGGCTTTTGGGCCATTGGAGACAATGTCTCCGAAACAAGCAGAGAATGCTCCAGCTTGGGTAAGTGAAGATTCGTCTTCCAAGCCTTCAGCTCCAGCAAAACCGAGCCTGTAATTTATAGGGTTTGCTAGGACGCCCAAAAGGTATTATCTTCCCCCTTAGATACTAAATACCTACCTAGCACCTTTTAATGAATCGTTAAACTTATGTGATGAGATGGATCTAACTCGCTAACGTCTAAAATTTTTCCTAAAATTAAATCAACGCTGCTGTCTTCCATAGATTGTAGTACGGCAAAAAGCTCTGCTTGCGTAGCGTTTCTAGCCTGCAATATAACTAAATGAATGTCGTCGTCTACCTCATAGACGCATAGGTATTGAGGAATATTTGAAAGAAACATACCTATAATCCTAGCATATAATTATTGGTCGTTGATGTATAAAGCAATCATTGCATAGTGAATGATTTTAAGGAGCTCCTTTTTCTTGCTGTCTTTTTTACCATACCGCATGGAATATTTCATTATGTTACCAATACAAAAACCCTCGCCATAACCAGAATCAACAATCATGTCTGTTGCCTGGTATTTGCCTTGAGAGTAATGTTGGTTGTATGTGCTGTCGATATACTCCTGCAAATCAGCAAGAGTTATATCTTCTTTAAACTTATAATCAATAGGTTTTTTCTTATCGTACATACTTTAAAGATTTAGAGTCACTATATTTGGCGAGTTATAAACAGATAGATGGCCACCTTCTGAGTAGTCTTTATATAAATTTAAGAACCCTTCCATTTTTTCCCAGCCATAGTTCATCTGCTCTTCCGAGATAATAAATACTTTAGATGCGTATGGGTAAGCTTTCTCTTGAGCAACAAAAACAAATTCGTGAAGTTTAAATCCTGCCGCTTCCATACCTCTTCGATACCAAGCAGCCTGCATGTCATAGCCATACTTCTTTACCGAGTAAGCAAACTCTACTGGATCGCAAGACTGAGTTGTCTTGTAGTCAACAACACAAATAGCATTGTCTGGGTAAGGACTTTGAACAGGAGGACAGATAACATCTGGTCTGCACTTACAAAGAACCTCGCCTTCATACCAATAGAAACTAGCCTCTGCTACTTTGCCTTCAGCGTTAAGGTAGATGTTGCCTTCTTCAATCATATGTTCTTTCATACCTTTGATGGCTTTCATCTCGTTTTCTTTAATAACAGTCAAACCTCGCTCTTCGTATTCTTTCTTGAGCTCTTTGTTAGCGTTGGTATAGGGAGATCCCATAACAACAGCCACAGTATCATTAAACTCTTTCTCGCCCTCTACCAGCAAAGCGTGAGCGGCTGTACCGAAGTTCATCGCAGGTGTTGTCTCCTGGACTTTCTCTATTGCATGCAGCTGAGATTTACCAAAGGCTCTAACCTTACTGCTGCTAATCCCAACGCCTGCATGGTAGACAGAGTTAGGTATATCGGCAAAGACTAAAGTCTCACCTTTCTGTTCAGATTCAAATTTATCCAGTTCTTTTATTATCATATTCATACTCCAAAATTATCGTTTGCACGATTTTATTATTAAAAATTGGCTTGGGCCAATACCTCAAATTGTTATACATCTCTAACATATTTCCATTAAATGATATGTCTTTGTTGTATTTAGGATTTCCTATTGAATCCCAGTAGTCTTCTATTTTTATTAAATCCTCTCTGCATCCCGTAAAACTTAATTCTGCTTCAGTATAATCATAAGGAATAAACATAAAACCGCCTGTCTCTATTTTGAACGGATAGCAACTTGTTGGCTTACCTATCTGCATAAATGTGATTTACTATATTTGGAAACTTGCCAGAGTAATCTACTTTAATTAAATCTGGCTTGTTAACCTCTAACTGTCTAAACAAAGCTTCGTCTACTGTTATTGGAGGGGATCTTCTCAAGCTGTCTCCACTTACCATTTTGTTCCACCAAACAACAGCTTTGTCTCTTGCATAACCAGAGTGTTCAAAGCACACATACTCGCTAATAATTTTATTGGGTGTCTTGTAACTAACTTTAAGAACAGGGGTTGGCTTGCCTGCTTTCTGATGATTGCCAAACCACATGCTAATTACCTTGGTATCGTAGCGTTCTTTCTTTACAGCTTTAGAAATAATATCTAACTGAGAAGAAACTAAGTCTAGCTCTAGCTTACGCATGGGGTAGATATACCCACAATCTGGGCAAGTGGTAACAGCCTTGGGTACATATGATTTACATGCAGGACAGCTCTTTACTAAGGCTTCTCCTGTTCTCTTTCGCTTGCCTTTTTGATTGGGTGCTATCTGATTGATAGGGCCATGACGTTCAATATTTTTAGCAAAGTCTAAGATCAAACAATCTTTCTTGCCTTCTGCAATACGCATTCCCCTTCCCATCATCTGCACATACAAACCTGGAGAATGAGTTGGTCTAAGCATCACAATCATATCTGTATTGGGAGCATCAAAACCTGTTGTTAAAACATCGCAATTAACCAAGGCTCTTATCTTTCCTTTTTTATAATCTGCTATTAATTTATCTCTTTCGTTTTGATGGGTATCTCCCGTTACTACCCTAGAGGTAATATGATTTGAATTTAAAATGTCGCTGACCATTCTTGCATGGTTTATTCCAGCACAAAAAATAAGCCATTGTTTTCTATTAGCACCTTTGGTTAGAACCTCTTGCATGGCTTTGTTGGTTCTGCCGCTATCGTTCATCTTGGCCTGTAAGTCTGTTTGAATAAACTCTCCGCCCCTTAAACCTATATCGTCAATCTCATACTCAGTATCCATACACTTAGTTACCAAGGGAGACAAATAACCTTCATCAATTAGTCTTATAAAGTTATCTCCGCTTCCAAAATCTACTGCAACATCATCAAAGATAGATCCCTTACCCTCGGTTAACATTCCAGAGTTGAGTCGATACGGGGTAGCAGTAAAGCCAATTACTTTTAAATTTGGATTTCTTTCTTTAAGGGCGACAACAAGCGAGCGATACATTCCCTCGCCGTCTTTAGGAACAAGATGAGCTTCATCAATTGTAAGAAGGTCAAACAAAGGAAGTTGATCTACCTTGTTCCAAACTGATTGGAGCTGAGCATATATAATATCGTTGTCTGTATCTCTACTTCCTAAGCTGTTGCCATACAAACCTATATCTCCATACGGCCAAGCATCTTGCAGCTTCTCGTAATTCTGAAAAAGAATTTCTTTAACGTGAGAAACAATCAAAGTTTTTTGTTTCTTTTGCTCGTTCATATGCAAAACAAAGTCCGCTATAACATGAGACTTACCAGAACCAGTAGGCATAACAACCAAAGGATTGCCGTCTTCAATAGCAATATAGTTTTCTAAAGCGTCTAAAGCTTCTTGTTGGTAATCTCTAAGAGGCATAATAAATATTTTTATTCATACAATTATTCCAGGCATTTCTATTTATTTCTTTTGGGTACTTGGTATAAAGCAAATCTCGACAATATATAAACTGTTGTTTTTTAGAATATTCAACAGGAGCTAAAGCAGATCCTGTAAAAAAAAATAAAAATATAAAAAATTTAAACTGCATTTAATTTTTGTTGGATAGATCTATTGTTACTTCTTTGCCGCTAGCGTAAGTTATTTTTCTAAAGTGCAAGTCCGCACCTCTTTGGTATTCATATGAAACAACTGTTTCATTTAACTTCTCTTTAGCTATTTCTTCTTTTCGTTTTTGAATTTTATTTGAGTGCTGAGTCATTTGCCTTGTCCCCTATATTTTTTACGTGTTTGGCGTTTGTTAGTTCCAGCACCATCGCTGAGTCTTGAG